ATGTCAATACTATATTTGTTCTATTTGGTAATGCTCCTTTTGGTAAAGAATAAAATGTTTTATCACCCATGATAATAGGTTTATTAAGAGTCAATTCTTTGAATTTTTTAAGATCACTGCTTAATCTCCACAATAATTTATTATCTTTTCCTATCACCAAATTTTCTGATACTGCTACAATTATATTTACTTTCATTCTTTATTGATTAATTTAAATTATTTATATTATTTTTCATGTAAAGTTTAATAAATAACTATTATCAAAAAAACAAAAATTCATTTTTTTTATTTAATATATATAATTGAATAAAAATAGACATATGAATTTTAATATATAATATACAAAATTAATATACAAAAAAAATAATATTGAAAAAATGACAAAAAATATTTTAAGTTTAAATGATTTCAAAGGTAAGAAATCTACTACACAAGAATCTTCAGTAAATGAAATGGTAGACGCAATTGACGATTTCTATCGTGTTAGTGTCGATGTAGATCTACCAAAATCATTAGTTGGTTCATTTATTAAGAAAGTTAAAGAAAGTTCAGGAAAAGATTTAAGAGCTGAAATGGGTGAAAAAAGATTAGCTGAAAGATTAGTACAATGGGCTAATGAAAACTATTTGAATATTGAAAATCTTCCAGTTGAAATAGTAACAGGATCTGATAAAGGACCAGTTCAAGCACAGCCACAAGCACAAGGTGCTCAAGATGAATTTGGAGATGAATCACAAGTTCAACCAGCACAAGGAGCACAAGCACAAGCTCAAGTTCAGCCCGGAACAGCACAAGCTCAACCTGCAGGTAGTACTCAAGCTCAAGTTCAAGCAACTATTCAACCAAGTGCTCAATCTGCTGCTGCACAAGTTCCAGCACAAGAAATTTAATTAGAATTTAACAAAAAAAAAGATTATTACAATTAAGTAATAATCTTTTTTTTTATGTAATTTTTTTTATTTAATCTAAATAATCTGGAGTTTTCAAAATAAGTCTATCAAATATATTTAAAAGTCTTTCATCTGATAAAAAAGATTCAGCTAATTCATTTTTGTCATCATTATGACTCATATATTTATATCCATTATCAAGAATATAAATTATGATAGATTCTTGTTCCTCATCTGTTAAACTAAGAATAAAAATCTTAACTTCATCTTTCTGTTCAGATGTCATTTTCATAATGTCAAAATTTTTGATTGAATCATAAAATTTTGAATTTTTGATTACATCAAATTCCTCAATTTGTTTAAATTTAATTTCTTCCATAATTTTTTTATATATTTTTAAATTTTAAATATTTTAAATGTATAATCTCCATCATCTTGTACTGCAAACTCAGTTTCAACAGACCAATCATTAAATGGAAAATCAAATCCATCATCAAAATAAACATAATTATCATCAATAGTATGAACTTTGGTGTTTTCTTTAATACTACCATCTTCATAGTGCTTATATTCAACATAAACTTCATCTCCTACTTTAAGGAGTTTTAATTCTGATAATGTATACAATTTTTTCATATTTCAATTATTTATAGTACAAAGATACAACATTATTAGTAATATACAATACAATATAGACAAATAATATTCATTTAATTATAATTAACAATATTAGTTAAAAATTAAATGATATTTAAAATTTAATATATAATAAAAATTAATAAAAAATATGTCAATAAAACGCTATAGTGATTTTGATACATCAAATGTACAAAATATTCCTACTGAATCTAAAATATCAATAGATAATTATTCTAAAGATGAAACTATTAAAGAAGAAGTGTTATTAACGCCTAAAGATAGCTCTGATTTGACAATTGAAATATTAGAAGAAAAAATAATTAAATTTAATAGCGGGCATATAACTGATATTCTTGAAACAATAAAAAATAAGTATTCTGATACTGATTACTTCATTAGAAAAAAAGATAATCAATTGCATATTGTTAAGTATAATGAAACATTAAAAATGAATATTAATGAATTTGTTAATAGCTTATTGAAATTCTACTCCACAAAACCTGAATTGAAAAAAATAACAGAAGGAATAAAAGTAAAAGGAAATGATAAATTTTCAATTGTTGAAAATATGCATCCAAAATATTCTGAAAAGTTTATCAATGATATAACATCTTTACTCTCAAAGAAAAATTAAACAGTTAAATAGTTGTATATTAGAAATATTTTTGTATCTTTGTAATCTAATTATAAAGATATAAATTTATGGCCGCACCAAAACTTCCAAAAGATATAAATTATTGGTTAAAAAAAGGCAAATCTGGAAAAGATGTATGCTTAATTACACACGATGACTTAGATGGAATAGTATCAGCAATTATAATGAAAAATTATTTAATTCATCAAGGTTTTACTATTAAAAAGTATGGTATTATAAATTATCAAGAAGGAGTTGATGCATTTAAACTTGATAATAGTTTAATTAATATCACATTAGACTTTGCTAATGATGATGAGACATTTGATTACTATGTTGATCATCATGGAATTTTTTCAGAGGAGGAAAAAATAAAAGCTCAAAAGAAAGGTAGTATAAAAACTAATACTGGCTCTGCTGCTGAAGGGTTAGCTATTCAATTAGGCATACCTTTTTCAAATGATACAAAAGATTGGATAGATATGATAGATTCAGCAAAGTATGATGAATATGATGTTGATATAAAAGGAATATTAGATTTTGACTTAAATAATATTATCAATAGTCCTAATGCAAAATTAAATTTTGCAGCATCTTTCAATCAAATGCTTAAACGTTCTGATCACAAAACATTTATTGAAGTTATAAATGCTTCTAATGAGCCATCAATATATAATATATTCAGACTATTCAAAATATTCTATCCTAAAAATAATCCTAATTTCAAAAATGGTGATGAGCCTGAATTTGTATCTGATGCATATTCTAGATTATCTCAAATGAAAACAAAAACTAGGGGAATTGGAGATAAATCACAAGGCTTCACAGAAGATGGTAAAAAAATAATATTTTCATCACAAGATGAATTTTGGAAAAAATTTGCGCAAAACATTCCATATATAAATTATGATGATGATGGTAATGCTATAAACTCAGATGAATTAAAATGGCAAGTTAAACCTGTGGTGTATCAAATAATTGGAAATTTAATGTATGTACCATCAGGAACTTGGGCTAATGCATTAAGAGCGAAATCTATTTTTTCACAAGATGTTGAATCAGGAATAATAAAAAATAATCCTAAACTAAACTTCGTTTTACTACAATATGGAAACACTCTTCAAATTGCAAATTTGACTACTAAAATGTCAGATATGTCAGAAGAAGATTTACCAAAAGACAAAAATGGATTATCAATTGACAATTTAGGATCATATATGAATGGTTTGTTAAAAAATTTCAATCAATATATGGATTATAATGATGAAAGAACTGTTGCAGGAGGACATCCTGGTATCGGATCAATATCTAATATATTCAAAAGCTGCAAAAAAGATAATTATAAAAATATAAAATTTTTAGATTTATTAAGAAATAAAATTATTAATGATATTTCAGGAGTTAAATGGGGTATTACAATGGCTTGGAATGAATCAGACGAAAAAGGAAAAGTATTTGCTCCTGATGAAGTTAATAAGAAACTAATTGACATTGAAAATATCAGTAGTGAAAATGATATTAAAACTGAGAATGATGAACTTGAAATATTAAATTATATTGTTATTAACAATATTAAAGATAAAATATTATTTTTTAAAAATGAAACAATTAGAAAAATTTACGATATTTGGTTGAGTACAGATTTCTATGAAGTTAAATCTAAAAAAGTAAAGCCAGATGATTTAGAAAAAATATACTTCAAAAAAAATAAAGAAATAGAAAATAGTATATTATTTAAAGAAATTTACACCAGATTTGAATTAAATGATATTTATAGTGATACTCTAATAGATGCAAGAAAGACACAAAGGAAAGAGCTTAAAAGGGTATTCAAATACATATTCAATATAATGAATAGTTTTTATATTAAGAATGACATAAAGAAAAAATATGATAATATTATAAAAACAAAAAAGACACTTATTTAAGTGTCTTTTTTTATTATTTTTTTTATATATAATAAAAAATAAAAATAATATAATGAGATATATTAAAAATTATGAGGAAAAAATTAACGAAGAATTTAAAATACCTCAATTTATTAGAAATTATAAAGAAACAGGAGATTTAATAAAAGATAAAGTATATGAAAATCTTCAAATAGCAAAAGATAAAATAAATGATCCCGAAAATATTCGTAAATTAAATGATTTTTTAGATAATGTAGAAGAGACAACTACAAAAATTTCTAATACAATGAAAAATAATAGAAATCTAAAAATAATAGAAAATATGTTGACTGGTAGTAAATGGATTGCTATTGTAACATCAGTTTACCAATTAATATTTAATACTACAATATCACTCACTAGTTTTAGTTTAGGTGG